GCCGAATGCCGTCGCTGGGCTCGGGCGTTCTACATCACCCACGACCTAATCCCGCTGCTGGTCGACATCTACGCGCGGTTCCCTTTGGTGGGCTTGGAGTTCCGCAGCACCGACCCGCTGATCGAGAAGTTCTACACGCAGATGTTCATGGAGGAGCTGGACTACGAGAACTTCCTGCCCGACAGCCTGGGTCGCGAATACTACATCGCCGGTGAGGTCACCAGCCTGGCGCACTTCAACGAGTCGCTGGGGGTGTGGTCCTCCGAGGAGATCCTCAACCCCGACTTCGTGCGGGTGTCGAAGAGCCCCTTCGTCCAGGAGGAGCGCGTCCAGCTGATGGTCAAAGATCTCGTCGAGAGCCTGCGCGACGGGCCGATGGGCATGGGCGTGGACGAGGAGACGCGCTCGGAGCGCGAGGAGCGGCTCTACGAGTACCGCCAGCTGGTGCACTACTACCCCGAGATCATCCGCGCCGCCCAGCAGGAGGACGGGCTGGACATCAGCCCGGCCAAATGGAGCCGCATCGTCAACCGCAGCGCCCCGTGGCATGACTACGGCACACCACCGCTGCTGCGCAGCTTCCGCACCCTGATGATGGAGGAGTCCCTCAACGCCGCCCAGGACGCGGTGGCCGATCGTTTGTACTCCCCGATGATCGTGGCCACCTTGGGCCTGGAAAACATGGGCGACGGACTGCCCTGGATCCCCAGCCAGACCGACCTGGACGACCTGCGTGACGACATGCAGAACGCGTTGATGGCCGACTTCAAGCTGATCTGCCACCACATGGGTCTGAACATCGAGAACGTCTTCGGCCGCGAGAGCGTCCCACGCTTCGACCAGGACTACGAGCGCATCGACCTGAAGCTCATGCAGGCATGGGGAATTGGCTCCGCGTTAATTATGGGCGGCACGGCGGCCGCCGGGACCTACGCCAGCTCCGCGCTCAACCGCGAGGTGTGCGAGCTGCTGATGAAGTCCTTCCAGAAGAAAGTCGTCAAGCACATCAAGGGCCGCATGGAGATCATCGCGGAGGCCCAGCAGCACTACGCCTACGAGAAGAAGGGTGGCTACCGGCGCCCGCTGTATCGCGAGGTGGTGCAGTTCAACGAGGAGACCGGCGAGGAAGAGATCGTCCGCGTGCCCCAGCTACTGACCCCCGACGTCGAGTTCCGCACGCTGAACCTGCGCGACGAGGCCCAGGAGCGCCAGTTCATGATGATGCTCAAGCAGGCCGGGGTCCCGATCTCCGACAAGAGCCTCGCGATCAACATCCCGATCGATTTCGAGCAGGAGCTGCCGCGCGGTGCCGATGAGACGGTGGACAAGCTGGTGGCCGCCGCCGAGGCGATGGGCAAAGCCCAGGAGATCATCGACGACAAGGGACTGCCTTACCCCGCCGAGCTGGCCCAGTACCTGATGGCCACGCTGACCCTGCGCCAGGGACTGGCTCAGACCAAGCTGCTGGAAGGCCAGGAGAAGCAGCTGGAAACGGCGGCCGCTCAGCAGGGCGCGGCTGGCGCCATGGGTGCGCTGCCCGGCGTGCCGCCCGCTCCCCCGCCCCCGCCGGAGGAGGGCGGCGGCGAGGAGGGACCACCGATGCCCCCGCCGATGCCGCTGCCGGTGGGACCGCCACCGATGGGCCCCAACGGCGCCATGCCGCCGGTGGGCATGCCGCTGCCGCCGCAGATGGTGGCCGGGCTGCATCTGGTCGGTGCCAACGAAAACACCGAGATGCGTACGGAATACGACACTCGGCTGCCCAATCAGCCCAAGGCTCCCTTCCAGGTGAGCGCGCCGCACGCCAGCGGTCCCGGCATCCTGCCGCCGGGCATGGAGGTCGGCGGCGAAGAACGCCACAGCCAGGAGTTCAACGACATCAGCGAGCCGACACGCAACTTTGCCCGCCCGGCGATCAGCGACGATCTGCGCGGCAACAGCCCGCGCAAGGCCAAGCGCACCCGCACCGGCGGGATCCGCAAGCGCACCGAGTTCGAGATCGACCCCAGCTCCTACGGTAGCCGCAAGCGCATGACCGAGTCTCAGGTGGAGGCCGCGATCCGGCGCCGCGAGGCCCAGGCCAACCCGCCTCTGGTGATCGACCTGATCAACGATCCCGGTTTCTGGGACCGCTCCGGCCTGGGCGGCTGGATGAACCAGGTGCGCGCCGCCTTCGGTGACATCCAGCATGGCCGCGACGACGACGAGACTCGGGAGGCGATGGGCGTCCTGGAAGACGCGCTGCGCCAGTACGAGAACGACACGGGGGTGCGCCCGCTATGGTGAGACACCAGCTGCTCGGCTTCGGTCACGCCGTGCTCGATGTCACCGAGACGATCGGGGACATGATCTGGAAGCGCGAGCCAGTGATCTCGGCCGCGCTCAACGGTGAGGCGATGATGCCCGATCCGCCGCCGGTGCCCCCCGAGCCCCCGGCGGCACCGCCACGGTTCGAGCAGTTCGGTCTGAAGTTGCCCAACGGCAACATCGCCTGGACGACGTACGCGGGGCACCCGCTGAGCACCTCCCAAGAGCGCGGGCAGCTGGTGGAGGTCCTGCGCCGCACCGCCGTCGATCTGTGTTTCGATGCGGATGATTTCCTGAGCCACTACGGCTGGGCTAGGCGCCTCGGTGTCCCAGCCGTGCAGTGGGGGGATATCGAGTTGTATCCCCTGGTTGCTGAAGAGGAATCCAAAGAGGTTGCGCTGCCGGAGTTATCGGACAACTCCGCTCAGCCCAGCACCAACGGGTCCTCACCTGGGTAGATATCAGGTAAGGTGACCAACACCACATTCCAGAGCACACACCGAGGGGAAAGTGATTGTCCGACATGATGTCTGACTCCGAGAACACCACAGAGGTTTATTACTTGACATTGCCGGTGGAGAGTGCCGATCAGGCGATCAGCCTGACCAACTACTTGAATGCGCATGGTATCGAAGCAGTTTCAGAGGATACCGGCGTTACGTCACCCATCAGTGAAGCGGCAGTGGTCGAGGTGATCCGCCAGCTCCATACCTCATGGAAGCTGTTTTGGCAACACTCAGATGCCGAGGTTTTCGGGCTTTCGGTCTACGTCAAGCCCGCGCACTTCTGTCCCGAGGAGTTACGCACGACATGAGCTGGATACACCATGCCGACGCGGAGCAGGAGAAGCACTCGGGGGGCATGGTGGCACTTTATCCGCGAAGCGATTACGCACAGATGTTGGCAGTGCCGGGCGGGGAGCCGGTCGACGATCTCCATCTAACGCTGGTGTTTCTGGGTGACGATGTCGGCTACCAGGACCCCGGTCCGCTGGCAGCCGCCACCGCCAGGGTGGCCGATTCCTACGACGAGATCACGGGCCGGGTGTTCGGTCACGCGGTGTTCAACCCTGACGGGCACGAGGGCCACGACCCGTGTGCTGTTTACCTGGTGGGTCATTCATCCGATCTGGCGCATATCCACACCGACGCCGTGGAAGCCGCCGGAAACGCCTTCCCGATCCCCGATCAGCACGAGCCTTGGCTGCCGCACATCACCGCCGGGTACAGCGAAGAGTCCTCCATCCACCCCAATGAGGGCGGTTCTCCGCTGGCGATCGGAGAATATACCGGCGAGGTGATCTTCGATCGGCTGGGCTTGGCTTTCGCCGGGGATACCCAGTTCTTCCCCTTTCACAGTGCGGACATGACGGCCGCGCGTTTCGCTTACTCGTTGTTCCGCTACCTGTAACTCGTCCTCCCCTGAGCCCGAAAGGGTAGGAGGAGCGATGACTACGATCCACACTGCGCATGGGCCTGGTGAGCTGGTCGAGACCGAAACCGTGCACGGCCGTACGAGCTATCGCGTTCGGGGCACCGGCTTCGACGTCTGGGTGGACGCTAAGAATGCCCGCACCGCCAGCGAGGACGACGGGCCGGAAAACCTGTTCACGTACCAGTTCCCGACGGCGAAGCCTGATCCCGACGCATACATGCGCGGCGCCGCCACCTATGCGATCGGATCTCGGGGCTTCGCCCACGACCCCGCCCTGCATGTCAACACGCGCAACACCACGACACTGCCGTACAACCCCACCCCACAGGTAGACGCGCTCACCACGCCGGGCCCCAACCAGAGCTGGGGACCGGGCGAGTACGGCCAGATTGATCCCGACGAGCGCTTGCGTCCCAGTGACTCGCTGAGCTTGCGCAGCCGTGGCGAAGACAAGGGGCCGGGACCCAAACCCAACCTGTTCGCCACCGGCGCCCACAGCGCGATGCGCGAGCGCCCGCAGCTCGTGCTGGGCGGCTATCCCCCGCTGCAGGATCCGCACTACTCCGACTACGGGCCCGAGGAAAACGAGTACGAGCGTCAGTGGGCGGACGAGGACCCCGAGCTAGACGAGATGTTGAACTACAAGCGGCGGCAAGATGCGTGGGGCGGGGCGCGTACCCATGAGGGCGGCATCGAGGACGACGAGCGCTACCGGCCACGCCACGATCCCTATCACGAGGATAAGCCCTCCTATGTTCCCCGTGAACGTGACTACCCGGGTCAACTTCAAGAGGTTGATATCCCCGGGCTGCGCCCCAGCGACCAGCCGGTTTATCCCTACGATCGCGTCTCTCCGTCCGGTCAGACGGGCACCGAAATGTTCGAGGGCGACGAGCCCGAGTGGTACAGCTGCCCCGACTGCGGCGCCTGGCACAACCCGTACCGGCACATGAAGAACCGGCGCAGCCCCAAGCCGCCGCGCTCCGACGACATCTTCCAGCCCGCCTGGCGCGGATCCTCCATGGTCTGCGCCAGCTGCCATGAGGCCGAGGGACGGCACCGTGATCCCTACGAGCACGATGACTACTTCAGCGAGACACTGCCGCACGGTGCGGCGCCTGAGCTGGTCAGGGACCCCGGCAACGAAGAGAACGTCTTCATGAAGCGGGTGCCGGGCCCCGGCAAGAAGAAGACCGAACACCGCTACAAGGGCGGTCCATCGTTCATGGACCGACTGCGGCCGGTGGCCAGCGTCTTCGACATCGAGCCGCCCACCGACATGCCCGCCCACTTCGCTGACGTGCGCCCGCTGGCGTCCGACTTCGCCGACCCCATCGCCACCGCGATGGCAACCATGCAGCGTCAGGCCGCGATCGACGATGCCAGCTATCGTCTGGATCCTCGCGTCGGCATGGAGATGGACCTGGTCCAGTCCGACCCGGTAATTCGCGAGGCGGCCTGGCGCGATGTGCAGCGCAAGGCCAAGCGGCTGCGCAACGAGGGCCGGGTGCATATCAAACAAAACACTCCCGAGATCATCTCAGCGACCGTCCAGGGCGATCACGGCTTCTACGACTGCATGATCATTCGCGGGAACGTGTTCGATCTCGGTAACCAGTCCGTCACCGCGTGGCGCTGTGGCTGCCCGTGGGGGCGATGGGCCTTTAAACGCCGCCTGACGTACGTGGGGCGTTTCTGCAGTCATGCCTACGCCGCCTACCAGGAAATGCGCTCAGCGTTCGATCGACCGGGCAAAGGTACCCGTTTCAGGACGTCGGGTGTGGTCGAAGAGTTCAAGAAGTGGGCCGAGGACAACGGCCAGCCGACCGACATCGACGGGGTGGCCAACTTCGTCACCCGCTCCCGCGACGACGACGACGATCCCTACACCGAGGACGAAGTCGCCCAGCTCTACGACTACGCCGAGGACCACCTCCGCACCACGCCGGAGCGCCAGTTCGACGTGCCCTACACCTTCGATCCCGATCAGGTGTACAAGGAGGGTCGCGAGATGCTGCGGATGACCCCGCACAGTCTCACGCCCGACATCCAGTTCGTGCCCGAGGGCGAGCCCGAGCATTTGGTCGACGTCACCAAGGACGAGCGGACCACGACCGGCCCTGGTCAGATCATGACCGACAAGACGGCTGCGTCCGAGCACGACGACCGGGTCAAGAACAAGCAGCGCGAGCGCAACGACGAGAAGCACGCCGAGCCCGACATCGAGCACTTCACCGTTCACCCCGGCAGCATCCTGCCACCGGGCTGGCACCTGGCCGATGCCGACACCCAGAGCGTCACCGACCCGGTGCGCAACGCCCCCAGGCCGGATGCCGGGGAGGCCACCAGCGATCTGAACAAGCTGCGCAAGAAGAACCAGGAACCGCTCTCCGACAACTTCGGTCACATGGACGAGCACAACGACGAGATTCGCGACTTAATCGACGATCTGCACGACGCCGGGACCGACGCTAGCTACTTCTCGGCCTCCCTCCACGAGGCCGACGGCGGGTTCATGGACAAGGGTGACGGCGGCTGGTTGGACGGCGGCTTCGCCGGATCCGGCCGTGATCCCAAAGACTGGTATTCCAGCTCGGCCGACTACATCGACGAGCACGAGCGGCCCAACTTCCAGGACGTCACCAACCTGCCCGACGGCGACATCCTCAAGTACAACGACTCCGACTCCGACGTGAATGCGTCCAAGGAGCCCAGCACCCCGCCGGGCGGCGCCCATGAAGCCGGGGTACTGCCGCCGTTCCTGGCCGACTTGTTTTCTAGCGAGACCAGTTCGACGAGTCCGATGGGTCCCAACATCGGTCCGCAGGGCCCGATGGACGTCGCCGGTGGCGCACCGCTGATGAACGCGGGCGACGACATGAGCGAGTCGGGCCTGCCTTCGACGGCCAGCTTCCACTACGCCGACGAGGGCGACTTCAGCAGTAATGCCGGTGGCGACTTCGACTTCAGTGGTGGTGACACTTCTTCCGATCCCGGCGATTTCACCGGCGGCGGCGGTGGCGGGGCAGCCACCATGCCATTCACCCCGGGGGCACCCACTAGGGATCCCTTGGGTGGCGGTGGCACCGGCGGTGCCGGGAATACCACACACATGCTTGATCAGCCGTCCGGTGGCGGCAGCCAGGGTGGTGGTTTCGCTCCCCCTATCGCTCCCGTCTTGCCCGCCAGCGCCGGAGTCTCGGGCGCCGGATTCGGTGGTAACACCGGCTTCGCGCCGTTGTCCGGTGGTGCGCCCGGTGACATGGTCAACCCGACGTCGCCGGGCACCAGCTACGCCAGTCACCGGCCTTCGATCAGGGATGGTATCCGCGAGCGCAACGCCCGCTACGAGCGTCGTGTCGCTTTCGACCCGTCCACGATGCCGCCCGGCTGGGGCACCACCCCGCCTGACCCCGACGACGACGAGAGCCCGATCCCCAAGATTCCCGGTGTGGACGAGGTTCAGCAGATGCTGCCCAAGATCCCCGGCATGCCCGGCATGCCCGGCGGTAAAGGCGGCGGCGGCGGCGGCGAAGGTGGTGAGGCGGCCGAGGGTGGTGAGATGGCCGAAGCCGCACCCGAGCTGCTGGCACTGGCCTCCCTACACGACAACTCCGACGTGGTGCGGCAGTTCCAGGCCACGACAGCTGGTGGGCAATACGGCCGTGGTCGCGGTGCACCGCAGGGTGGTTCCCGGCGCCAGGCCATGATGGGCGTCTACGGCGCCGGTCCAGCTGTCAGCGGAGGCGGCCGACGCGGCACCTTCTCCGACTCCGATATCGCCGGTGCGGCAGCCGGATTCCTGAAGCAGGCCGGGCGTAACTACTCGGCCCAGGAGCAGGCCGACCTGATGAACGAGTATCACCCGCAGGGTGCGCGCAACCTGGACGGTTTAAACCTCCAAGGGACTCATTACGTCCAATGAGCGTCGACCTGCGTGACCGCGAGGTAGAACACCGCTTCCGGCGGGCGCTCAAGAGTGCCCAGCGCCAGTTCTACGCGACCTCCATCCTGGCCAACCGCCAGCACAAAGTCGTCGGTCGGGTGGCCAGCATCGGGGAGGACCGCAAGAGGGTTGCCCAGCTGATCCAGCCCTTCCGGCTGGCCAAACAAGCTGCTGTGGTGCCCGACTTTCAGTTCCGCGACGGCATGCTTTACACCGCCGTGCGGGCGATCAGCGCGCGCATCAACCAGAACTGGGACGCGTGGCCGTCCGAGGAGCTGGCCAAGTCCTACAAGACGTTCCTGGGCAAGCCGTGCTTCGTCAACCACGCCAACTTCGATCCGGACCGGGCACGCGGCCGGGTGGTGGCCGCCCGCTACATCGAGAACGGCAAAGACAAGTACGTGCAGGTCATCCAGGAAATCGATGCGCTGCGGTTCCCGAAGCTCGCACACGAGATCCGCACGGGTGGTTTGGACTCGGTCTCCATGGGAGTCGAGGCCGGGTTCACCATCTGCAGCTACTGCGGCAATCGCGCGACCGATGTGTTCGACATGTGCGACCACGTCAAATTCCACAAGGGCCAGCACCTGCCGGATCCGCGCACCGGCGAGCCCCAGCTGGTCTACGAGAACTGCTACCGCTTGGGCTTCTTCGAGTTGAGCTACGTGTTCGACCCGGCGGACGAGACAGCGGTGGTCAGCCAGGTGATCGTGGCCGGAAAGCGCAGCGAGGCGGGCAAGTTCGTCAAGCGTGAGGGTGCCCGGCCGATCGACCCCAGCAAAGAGGTCTACGTCCACTACAACCGGCACGCGTTCAATCGGCAGAGGCGCACCAAGCAGCCTCAGGCCGACCTCTGGTCAGTTCGCCAACCCGACAAGCAGACCGGCAAGCACGTGCGTGGCTACATTGATGACCTGCATCTGCGCAATGCCCGGCTGCACGTCCAGCCCGGTGGCAGCCAGCTGTACAAGGACACCTTCAACGAGGAAACCGGCGAGGGCGATCGCACCGTGCACGCGGGCATCTACGGGACCTTGGACAAGGGCCCGGCACCAGAAGGCATGCCCATGTCGATCGTCGGCTACAACCCCGAGCACGACACCACTTTCATCCACAAAGACACCGGCGAGCCGGTCTACGAGGCCGACCACGTTCACGTGGATCCCTCTGGCAAGGTGTACGCCTACAAGGCCGATGGTTGGGGGCGCCAGCAGACGGCCGCCATTCCCCGCCTGCGGCCGGTTCGCGGTCCCAAGGTCCATTCACCCCGGCCGCGTCCGGAGAGCGAGCAGAAGCGCTCTGAGGAGGACAAAGACCGCGAGGAGCGCACGCGTGCAGCCCGGCGCAAGCAAGCCTGGGGCGAACAAGAGGCGCCCGAGGACATCGACACGCTCAGGGACGACGACGACGACAGCGCTGACGACTACGAGTTCGTTACCCCGTACCGCCCGCGCGAAGAGGATATGCCGTTCCAGAACTCCATCGAATCCCCCGAGGAACTGCAGACCCCCGATTTCGACGAGACGAAGCGCTTGGACCGCACCCAGGAGGAACAGGGCCTGGACAGCGCCCGTCTGGTGGAGGACGTCGGGGAAGTGGGGGCGCCGTCCCAGGAGGGCCAGCAGGCCCCAGAAGCTCAGCCCAGAGCGGCGAGGAAAACAAGGAGGAAGACCATGGCTCGGACACGGACCAGGTATGCCGCTGAGGATGACGAGGACGACCGTCGCCCCCCGTGGCTGCAGGCAGATGAAGGCGCTCCCGAAGACGAGGGCGGCGAAGAGGACTTCGGTGGTGGCGGGCCGCCCGGCGAATTCGGCGGCGCCGATGAGTTCGAGGGTGGCGGCGTCGAGGACATCGTGGACGACATCGAGGAGGACGTCGACCGGCTGAAAGACGAGCTGGGCGACGAGGACGAAGAGGACGAGGGTCCCCTGCCGCCCACGCCCACCGAGACGCAGGGCCCTCCACCCCAGTTCGCTGCCAGGCGCCGTCGCCAGTCTTCCCGCCGCACTGCCGGGGATGACGAAGATGACGACTCCGATGACGACGAAGACGACGACAAGGACAAAGACGACAACAAGCCGCCGTGGCTCAAGGATAAAGAATCCGCCCGGCGCCCGGCTCGTCGACCTGTGAAGTCGGCCTCGTCAGGAAATAAGAAGAGAAAGGGCACGCAGAAAGGAGCCCAGACCGTGGGAGCACCTCGACTGTCTGAGCGCGGCAGGGTGGCGACGGCTGGTCGTCGTCAGCACCGGCGCACGGCCGACGACAGCGGCCACACCGACGGCGGGCCTTACGGTGACAACACGTTGGGCGAACAGGCCGAGACGTACATCCCCTCGGTGTACGGCGAGGGTGACGGCGTGCCACCGGCAGAGTCGGTGGCCGCTCCCACCGGCGATGAGCCTAAAGAGTCCAACACCGAGAACAACCTGGTGGCTCGCATCCAGGCGAAAAGCCGCAGTCTGCAGGCCGACATCGACACCTACAACCGGATGACGCGCGAGGGACGCCGTCGCACCGCCGAGGGTGTCGAGCAGCCCACCGTGGTCAATCCCGAGCTGTCGGGGACCGATGACCAGAGCGTGCGCGGCGACGACTTCCAGGACGTGGGGTTGTCTCCCACCGAGACGCAACCTAAGGATGCCAGCCGTCACTGGTTCTCCCAGTTCAACAACTGGCTGACCCAGGTGACCGGCCAGCAGTGGAACCAGCACAGCGCGGGCACCCTCACTCGGGCGGCCGCGCGCTGGTCGAAGGGAGCGGGCGTTCCGCTGGACGCGCTATTCCCCACCCTGCAAACCGCCCTGCGTCACGCACAAAAGGTTGAAGCAGGGAGTAACACTATGCGTCGACAAGCCGACGAGAAGCTGGAAGTCGCAGCTCCGGACGATCGTGTCGATGTAGAGAAGCCGGTCTCTGACGAGACCGACGCTGATGCCCAGGCAAGTCAATTCGACTTGGGGGACTTCGCCAACAATGCCGGTGATTCCGAAGCGGATCCGGAGATGAGCGTCGATTCCCAGATCTGGGCCCCGGGTGAAGGTGCGGCGGCTGCCGGTGGCAGCAGTCGCGAGTCCTCCCGGGAGATATTCGCAGACGGACTCACGGCGCTGCGGTGCGCCGAGGCTTACATCCGCTGCGGACTGGCCCCCTACCAGGCACGGTTCAAGCTGGCGAGCTGGTTGCAGACCATCCGCCACTCCACCGTGGAGGACCGGGCCAACCTGCTCGACGCGGTCTACCAGGCCAACGCACGAGCCTTCGCCGCAGCCAGGGTTCCCGCCGGATCGACACGCGGGGCTCAACGAGGCACTGTCCCCCCGGGCTTCGGCTCGGGCCGCCGGGTTGCGTCAACCGAGCGGGAGAGTGCCCTGGACCCCAAGTTCGACGCGATGATGTGGCTGGGCTGAGGGCCCGGTCCCGAGTTCTCTGAAAGGAGGCGAACCCTATGTTGCGGGTAACAATCAACAACCCGGCGCAACAGCGGACCCTGATGCCCAAGTATGCGCAGACGCAAGCGACTGCCTACGCGGGCTTCCTGGACCCGAACTGGCCGCGCACGTATGACATCTACCCAGGAAGCGTGATGAAGATCCTCCACGACGAGGTCTTCACACTCTGGGACGGCAACGGCATTCCGTTCGGTCTGTCCAGCCTGTTCGTCGCACCCAGTCTGGGTATCGACGAGGTGTTGGCCACTGGTGGCAACGAGTTCACCGTGTGGCAGATCAACGAGCAGGGTCTGTTCGAGGTACTGGCCCCAGCGTTTGATCAACAGGCCACCTGGGCGTCACCGCAGCACGGTGGCATCCAGCTGCTGACCGCCACCACCAGCTCGGTGGTACTGCCCACCGGCATCACGCAGCCCCCGGGTGTGCTGACGCCGACCGGCGCCAACAACTCCAACGCTATCGCCAGCCTGGTGTCGGTGGAGTCCACGTCCAAGATCCTCATCAGCGGTCGTCGGCAGTTCTTCGCGACGAGCGTGGCGCTGGGGACCGGAAGCTAAGGAGGGAGACCATGGGACTTCCAGCTCTTGTTGCTCACGGCTCCGGCCTAGAGCGTTTCGGTTCTGCCCGTTCCTCGGACGAGTTCGTGGTCCAGATGGGCCAGTTGCAGCAGCGTCTGGGCGGCCGCAAGCTGTCCATGCGCGAAAAGCAGATCCGGATGGCGCATATGTTGCGGGATGCCAACAATGGCATGCTGCGACTCGGCCAATCGATGATCGGCCCCATTCAGCTGCAGCTGCGGTATCAGGGTATTCTGCGCAATGTCTTGTTAGAAGATACCCTCACACCCGGCGTACCAATTCAGTACGACATTCTCGATCAGCTCGGTCAGGCATATGTTCTCCACGGCGCAGAAGGCGAAATCCGGATTACGCCGTTCGAGGGCAAGCGTGTTGAGGTTCAGCTGTTCCGAATTGCGACGTTCCCCATTATTCGCAAGGAGGACCTGTACTTCCTTCGGGCTAACCTGGTTGAGTACCAACAGGACTTTTCCAAGCAGGCGATTATGCGCCAGGAGGATGGTCGGTTGGTGTCCCTGATCGAGACGGCGGCCGCGCAGTACCGGCTCGTTGACTCTTCGGCCACGCCGGTGACCGGCAGCCTGCCCAACGAGATCTCGGTGGCCGGAGACATCCTGGCCCCCGACGACCTGTACAACGCGGTGACCTTCACCGACCAGCGCATGCTGGATTCCACTCGTCTTTTGGTGAATCCAAAAGAATATCGCGATTTTTACAGGTGGGATATCAACACGACGGGCTGGGCCTTCAAGGACAGCGTTGTCGCGGGCGAGCGCATTGTCCAATTCGGCGAATTCCAAATCGGCAAGTCGATCATCATTCCGATCGGCACAACGTACCTGACTCCGGACCCAGAATTTTTGGGGGTATTCCCGGTCATGTACAGTCTGGACGTCGAGGAGAACAATTTAGTCCAGCAATTCCACAAAGGATGGGTTATGGACGAATTGGTTGGACTTGCTATATTGAATCCGAGGGGCCTGATAATCCTTCGGAAGCAGTAAATTCACTAATTCCGTTCTGCGAATTCCAATGCGGAACAATGGTAGGACCGAGAGTTGGCCCGGCGACCCCGGGCCAATTCTTTTGGCCCATGCCACTCAGGTGCTGGCGGCTGCCGTCGCCGTCGAGCCCAAGCCGGTGAACATCTTTCCCGGCCGCAACCCAGGTCCCTGGATGACCATGGGGGACGAGGGCTTCAACGACGAAGTCGGGGAGATGT